AGGAAGTGATTACACAGTTCTTGTTACGCAACAGTTCAGCAGCACATCAGCTAATCGTTACCCCTACGTAAAATCCAAATCACAAAATAGTTTTACAATCGCTGGAAACAACGGAGACGGTGGAAGTTCTGCCTACTCATTAAACTTCGTGGTCTTAGGAAGCACCTACTATAGTTAACCAATGAACCCAAATCTTAACACACCTATGATCGGGATCACCGGATTGATTGCTAACATAACCCTTGAACAAGTGAACACATCAGTGGCTATTGCCGTAGGTTTAACCACCTTAACTTACATGGTCATTAAGATTTACTACGCACTACGAAAACGATGAAAGACGAATCACGCAGCATTAAAATGGAGGGTCTCCAGGATCTATTGATTGACACCTTCATTGATCGAATCCAAAGTGGAGAGGACACCCCTGCGCTCTTAAACGCTGCCCGTCAGCTACTTAAAGACAATAACATCAGCGCAGCAGTCACCAAAGGATCACCCTTGGATAACCTAGTGAACATCCTTCCCTTTGATGACCCAACTGACCAAGTAGTCAACGAATGAGCGAACTTCCGAAACAACTCCAAGACTTCCGAAACTTCCTTTGGATGACTTGGAACCACTTGTCACTTCCAGCACCGACTCCTATCCAATACGAGATAGCCGAGTGGATGCAACACGGTCCACGCCGAGGTGTGATCCAAGGGTTCCGAGGTGTAGGTAAGTCATGGATTTGTTCAGCCTTCGTCGTTCACCAACTACTCCTTGATCCCCAGAAGAACATCCTGGTGGTCTCCGCATCCAAGAACCGAGCTGATGACTTCTCGACGTTCACCCTCCGTATCATTCACGAGATGGAGATCCTTGGACACCTAAAGCCCAACGACAAACAACGCTTCTCCAAGATCTCCTTTGACGTTGGCCCAGCGCAAGCCTCACACGCCCCAAGCGTCAAGTCCCTCGGTATAACATCCCAGCTTACTGGTAGCCGTGCAGACATCATTGTGGCTGATGACGTTGAAGTCCCCAACAACTCCGCGACCCAATCCATGCGGGACAAGCTCTCGGAACAGGTCAAGGAGTTTGAAGCTATCCTTAAGCCCAACGATGGCAGTCGCATTCTGTTCCTTGGGACTCCACAGTGCGAGGACAGCATCTACAACAAAATGCTGGAGAGGGACTACGAGACGCGCATTTGGCCGGCGAAGAAGATCGGTGTGGAGAAGTCCGAGAAGATCTACCAAGGTAACATAGCCGCCTCGTGCATCGATGATGACTTCATCGGAAGCCCCACAGAACCCACACGATTCTCTGAGATCGACCTAGCAGAGCGTGAAGCCTCCTACGGTAAGTCAGGGTTCGCCATGCAGTTCATGCTGGACCCCAAGCTGTCCGACTTGGATCGTTATCCATTGAAGATCAATGACTTAATTGTTATGGACATTGATGACACCACGGCTCCCGAGAAGCTGGTCTGGGCACAATCACCTGAGAACGCTTGGGATGCCACAGTGCCAAACGTAGGGTTCACAGGGGACCGCTTCTTTCGCCCCATGAAGACCATAGGTGATAACATCCCCTTCACTGGTAGTGTGTTAGCCATTGACCCATCGGGACGAGGCAAGGACGAAACCTCATGGGCAGTCGTAAAGATGCTCAACGGGTATCTCTATGTGACCGATGCCGGCGGTATGCAAGGGGGATACGATGATACCGTCTTAAAGGTTCTCACGATGAAGGCCAAGATGAACAACGTGAATGTGATTGTTGTTGAAAGCAACTTCGGTGACGGCATGTTCGTAGAGATCCTAAAGCCCTATCTCTCAAAGATTTATCCGGTAACCGTCGAAGAGGTCCGTCATAACATCCAGAAAGAGAAGCGCATCGTGGACACCCTGGAACCCGTGATGAACCAACACAAGCTGGTCATCGACCCAAAGGTCATTCGGAACGACTACGATACCGCCCAGAAGTATCCCATCGAGACCCAACTAAAATACCAGTTGATGTTCCAGATGTCTCGCCTGACACGCGAAAAGGGGGCCTTAACACACGATGACAGGCTTGACGCACTATCAATGGCAGTGGCATACTGGGTAGAGCAGATGGCACAGGATGCCGACATTAAGATCTCCGAACGAAAAGAGGAGGACATCCAAAAACAACTCCAGAAGTTCAAGGATTCCTACTACAAGATTAACACTAACCAAGCACCCTCAACCACATGGATATAAAAGACGAACTAAACGAGGCAATCAGGCTTCTTGAAGGAATACGCTCTAGGATCGATTCTGAGGGCCTTTCGGCTAATTCTGGAGGTCACACTCAAGAAATCTCTAAAAACGCACAGGAGCGCAACCTCGTGCTTGCAGTGGGGCATTCTAGGGAGCTTGATGCGGGTGCTGTGGCTTATGACGGAGAAACCTACGAGTGGCACTACAACACCCAGCTTGCCCAAAAGATCTCCGAATACCTTCCAAGCCACATCAACACAACCATCATCAACTATTATGAAGGGGATTCCTACACCGAGTCCATGCGCTGGCTCAAACGAACCGTAGACCCCCTCAATGCTGACCTCGTGTGTGAACTCCACTTCAATAGCTTCAGCAACCCCAACGTGAAAGGCCACGAGATGCTTTACTGGAACTCCTCATCGAAAGGCTTAATCGCCGCATCCAACATCAACGATGCCATGAACGAGGACTTCCCAGGAAACACCGACCGAGGAGTCAAAGGGGTAACACACGGCGAACGCGGTGCTGGATTCCTGTGTGGACCCAAGGCTCCCTGTGTGATCATTGAGCCGTTCTTCGGGTCAAACCCCGATGAATGGAACGCTTTCGGGGAGACCGAATCCACCTTCAACGCCCTTGCAAAAACCTTAGCACGGGGAATCTCTATAACACTCTCTTACTCAACGCCTAACTAATAACACCCATAATAGGGAGGAAAGAAAGCCTCTCTTAAAGATTTCTCTGAGATAGGAGGAGGAGGGGATAAAAATAACAATCCTCTCTTAAAGATAGCTCTGAGATTTATTTATTATTTTTTATCCTTATTATTATCCAATCTTAGAGATGTCTCTAAGAGATCTTAAAGAAGGAGGAGAAAGAGAGAGAGACACCTTTGTAGTGTTCAATGCAACGTAACTCCAACATCCCAGAGTCAGCCAAGGATCGCCTTAAGTTAGCCTTAAGTATCCTCACCGAACACTTCGATGATGTCCTGGTGGCTGTGAATCACAGGGAGACCCGTAACATCCAAGTGGAGTCCCCAACGCCTTATGCTGCCCTCGGGATGCTTCCGACTGTCCAAGGGAAGCTAAGGGAGTCTGTAGGACGCAACGAGCTGGCTCAGAGCATGCGTGAAGATGGAGGAGATTATGGATTGTTATTTGATGAAGAAGACAACAGTGATGAGGAGCCGGAATAGTTTTGTTACAAAAATCTGAGGGGGTATATATAGAGCAGCGCCGCGAAAATCCCCCCGCGACCCTCCCGGTAATGACATTGTGACTACCGATTGTCGCGCTTTTTAGCAAGGGGGAGGTCTATCGCTGGGGATTGCTAGCGCAATGCCTTACCTTACAACACACGGTGACGACATAAAGAATGTTCTTGCATGCTTATTGATTGCCCAGGATGTCTCCTGGATTGGTGTTATTGACCAAGGCGGGCCCGTTGCTTATTGCAAGTTAGTTGCGTTTGCTTGTGTTTTTGTCGTGTCACCCCTTTTGTATTTCTCTTTCGCTCGTAACACACTAAGAGTCAACACCTTAAGCCTACCTGTCATACAACCGTGTAAAAACATAAAGAAAAACACTAGACAACCCTAATGGGAAGCGGGTAGTGTTCGCCCATGACAGCAAACCAAATGCTCCAAGTAATACCCGCAGTTAATCAGATCCACGGATGGGGAAACGCAAAAGAACAACAACTCGCCATCACGGAAGATTGTTGCGGTAAAGTGATTTCTTTCACTGTTACTAAAGAAGAAAGCGAGCGAACTGGCTCGGGATATCAGCTAACACTCACAAGGATTGCAAACACTGAAAACCTTTGGAGCATGTCCACGCATTACGAAGGCGGCGAGGTTTACTTGATCGATACCAACAAATAATAATCACCACTAACAATATAGATAGTGTGTTAATTCCTAGAATCCCTCTCGTGCAAGCGCGGGGGATTCAATGGAGTAAACAAACAAAAGCTCCTTTTTAATTATGAAAAACAGACAAATGACAGAGTCCACACATAGCCTCTTGAAACACATTCAAGCGCACCAACTAGAAGCCCTCCTCTCTTTCCGCAATTGGACGGGCCTTAACACTCGCGAGCTATGGCAAGCGGGAAGACTGGGGAATCATCCAGGTGAATATCTCATGAGCGTGACAAGCGAGCTTTTCCCGATTCGCAAAGTTTCGGACATTGAAAAGCGCAACGCCTTGGTCTCGAAAGCAATCGAAGAATTGAACAAGTAAGAGAAATTATCACTATGAAAAACAAACAACAAACAACGCAAAGGATAAAGGAAGTTCTCGGAGCCTCTTTTACGATTGAGGAAGTCGAAAACAAGCTTGCCATTCTTGAGGCTAAATCACGAGAACAAGCGCCATATTTCGACGGGAGATTACTTGATAAGATCTCTCTTGTGAAAACCGCCCTAGATGATCGAATTGACATTTTAAACCCTAGCGCCTCGCAAATGAATTTGATTTTTGATCGAATCGAAACTTTGCTCGGAAAGGAGGGCGAGTAGCCATGAAATCAATTAAAGAAGTAATCATGAAGCGCGACGGGTTAACTGCCACGGAAGCTGAAAGTCTCATTTCGGAAGCTCGCGAGCAATTCGAGGAATATGTTAGTAATGGCGAATTTGATTTAGCAGAGGAAATCTGCTTAGATTATTTCGGTCTTGAGCCTGATTACCTTGTTGAATTCTTTTAATACGATGAAAGCAAAAACGAAAAAGCCAGCCTGGAAACCTTCCCTTGGATCCTTTTCAAAAGCTGTCCCAGGTGCAATCTCTCTTAATTTTGGAGAGTCTGGAGGAATCAACTGTTCCAC